ACAAACACCTTCCATGCGGGATCTGCCTGGAAGTGCGCGTCGGCAGCCACCTTGACCTTCTCGGGGAGCAGACCGAGTTTGGCGAACTCGAGGCGGTGCTTGTCCTGATAGGCGAAGTCCAGGAACTGCCTGGCCAGTTCCTGGCGGGGCGAGTAGCGCAGCAACACGAGGTGATCGGTAACGATCTGGGTCTGTAGGGCCGGAAAAGGTTTGCGCAAAACCCAGAAAAAGGTTGCGCAGTTAGGGGGCAGACCTCTAAACTCCCCGGAGTGGGGGTCGACGGGAAGAACGCATTTTATGCAAACCGAAAATCAAACAGGAGGCGGCGAGCGGGCGGTCAAAGTTGCATCCTCCCTCCGGTGGCGAGTCACTTCACAAAGTCACCAAGACGGGACTTAATGCGGGCCTTCAGGCCGGCCCAGGGCTGTTCATCAGGGTAGTTGAGCGCCAACCGCTGCAGGGTGTCGTACCAGCGCTGCATCCCCCCTTCTTGGTTCGTGATGAGGCTGCTGTTGCGGTCCAGGAACCGCCAGCAGGTATCAGCCATGGATCCAGCCGGGCGATCACCGCTCAGCAATGCCCTGGCCGCAGCCTCCCATGCCTTCAGCTTGTCGCCGAGGTTCTGCTGCGCCGTCATCTCGAAGTACGCCGCGCTGGCCTCTCCGTGCGGATAGGCGCTCTGCGCTTCGGCCAGAAGCGCTGGCCAGTCCCGCACTGCGAACTGCACCTGCATCCGCGTGTGGCACATACTGCGCGCGCTCAGCCCAAACCCCTCCGCTCGTGTGAGGTACGCAAGTGCGGCGTCGGCGGAGTCCAGCGCCATGGTTCTGCAGGCCAGATGCAGGGCATACTGGCGCTGTTTGTCCGGCCAATCAGCCTTCTCCGCCACGACCTTATAGGCGGCAATGGCCTCGCTCTTTTTGCCCTTGCCCAGGAGATCGTCGGCCGCAGCGTTAGCCTTGATCGCCAGCTCCTCCGGGGTTGGCTCGGCAACCGCGGCGGGAGTAGCCGCACCCCCGGCATTCGCAGCCTGGATCAGTGCACACACACCCAACAGTCCCAATACCACCACCTTCCGCTTCATCGCTCACCATCCTTTCGCCAATGAGTTCTCGTCAACGCATCTGTCTTCATCACGCCCAGATGAGGACGCGTACCAAAGCCGTCGCCGACAAGGGTGATCGTGCCGACGTAGCCAACCTGTTGCCACCGGTTTTCAAGGTACCTGCAAGACTCCCGCACGCGGTCTGCAGACAGCGGACTCCCGCGCAGATCGAGGCTATTCCAGTACGCGCGCGGCCCCAGGATTAACACCATCAGAGGCGCTGGCGTAAGGGGCCGAATCAGGCCCAGAATGCCGTCAGGGCGTAGGTTCTCGCAGCCGACGTTCATCGTCACCAGGCCGGCCGCGCACTCCGGGGCCGCGATGATTACCTCCCGGCGCGGAGTAACGAATGCCTCACCGAGGATCGGCATTGCGGGAGCGATTTGGCGCCCAATCGTTGCCAGGTGCTCGGCAAACTCCATCTCCTGCTGCAATGATTCCCAGTGCGGCCAGGCGGTGCCGCGCCAGGCGGTCAGGAGCACATCCACACACGGCAGCAATGCTCGCATGGCAATGTCGACATCTGACCATGCCGGCACGATCGGGTCGGCACTATCAGCGGGACCGTACGTCAATAGCAGGCGCCACCCATCCGCTTTCAGTTCGCGCGCGACGCCGGCCAGCGGCAGCGGATTCTCGCCGCGCCAGACGATCAGGGCCCCGCTGTACCCGCGAGCATGGAACCACGCCAGCTCCGCGCGCTGGTTCTCGGCCTCGGCGTCGGTGTACGGCGTCCAGATCTCTCCGATGCAGCGGATCCCGGTCCAGTCAGGAGGCAATGGCACCACCGCGAGCGGCGCCGCGCGATGCAGGAGCGCCGCGGTGCTGACAGAGCCCATAGGCGACGCGATGGGCGCGCACTTGACCTCGCCGGTCACGGCAGGCAACGTCGGCGCGGCAACGGCTGTGGGCCTCCGCGTGTGGACGGACTTCTCCGGACGTCTCGGCGGCTCGGCCGCTACCACCACCAAGCAGAGGAGCACAAATACGATTATGGTGGGACGGGAAAACATGTCATATCGATCCCAGGTCTGCCTGTTCTCCAACTAACCGCATGCGCCGTGCCCGACCAGACATACTGATCGAGCCAGGTCCCGGTGCCCCCTTCAGCGTCCGGGTCCTGACTGAGGTCGCCGTTCTCGTAGATGCCATCGCTGACGTACAATCGAATCCGCATCGCGTCGCCCTTGCTGTAGTTTGCGCTCGTGACCGACTCAATCCCCAAAGAGCAGGCCGGCCAGTTGAACTCCAGTTCGTCGCCGGTCCCGCCGGTATAGGTAATCGGCGCATCGGTCCACACCGCAGCCCCTGGCTGCCGCCACTGGATTTTCACGTCCGTCAAGTCTGCGGTGTGCTTGTGGGTTCGAACGCGAATCGTTAAGGGCACTTCGACCGTCTGGCCGTCCGGCGCGTCCACATATGCGGGACTGCCGCCGCTGTAGAAGCGCCCCGCTCCCGAGTTGTAGAGCGCTGCGGCAAAAGCATCGCGGTCCGCGTTGTCCGCCCAGTACGGCTCTTTCCAAAAGGCGGCTTCATCAATGCCGCCTTTCCATTTGCCGCCTGCCGTAGTTCCACCAATCTGGAGTCCGTCGATAGCCGCGGTGATCGGCGGCGTATACGTGCCGGAGGATTGTGTCTTGACACCGTCGATATACAGGTACAGCCGCGTTGTGCGTTGGTCAGCGACCGCTACGACGTGGTGCCAGTCGTCGGTCAACGCTCCCATGACCGAGAACACCTCAGTCTCTACCGCAAATACGGTGAAATTGACATATGTGCTGGCCATGCTATTTAGTGTGTAGTGCAGCCCGTAGCTGGAGTTTTTCATCCATACATATCCGGTAGAAGGGTCCGACAGTTGGGGGCGAATCCATGCCGATATGGCCAGGCTGTTAACCGGTTCGAAATCCGAGTCTTGCCCCGGTTCGTTCAGGTATTGGTTGACTCCTGGAAAACTTGCCGCGTTGTTCGATTTCCCGACCATGTTTCCAACGCCCACGACCTCATTCATCGTGTGCGCGTTCACGTCGTCTGCCCGGTCGCCGCTCGCTTCCTCCAATCGGTAGTAGGCCTTGAGATACGCATCGTAATCGTCGATTGCGGCAGCCCCGAATCCGCCGAGCACGGCATCGTGATACACCGGTCGCACATCCTCATCGTCGATGTACGCCAGGTAGCAGTGCTGCCAGTTCTCCAGCAGATCGAACCAGGCCTGCGAGCGCGGCACGAGGCACCACGCCGCGATGAGCAGGAGCAACGCAAGCAACTTAATCAAGAATCTTACTGCCATGTTTTCATGTCCCCTGCATACGGGCCAAAGCCCGTGCCATCGTGAAACCGGATGCGGCAGTAGTAGAGCGTACCAGCCGTGATGCTCGATGCTGCGAACGAGTAGCTCCCGCGCTGGCCCTCGTATGCCGCCGTGACGCCGCCAACCGGCCAGTCCGTCCACTGCGTGCCGTTGAAGTACCGGCAGCCCGTGGTGCCGTCCTCCGTCGGGCGTGTGTCCCATGAGATGGCAGGCGAGCCAAAGGCGGGGTCATCGTCGATTTCAACCTCGAAGTGCTGGTTGTCGTCATCCCCGTCGTCGGCAATGGTGAACGTGAACGTACAGGACCCCACGGTGCCGCCACCAGTCCCGGCCACCATGCGCCAGTTGCTCCCGTCGTAGGCCAAGAGCACCAACCCGTTGTCCGGGATGGTGTAGTTGGCGCCGTCGCCGGTGACGATGTTCCCAGTACCATGTCGGAGCGTGATGTTGCGTGCGGCGTTCTCGGGGTACAGCAAAAGCACGCGCCCGGAGGCCCCGCCGTTGATGGTGTCGAGATTATCATCGAGGTCTCCTTGGCCGTCCACGCGGTGCAGGCTCTGCGTGATCGTGATAACTCCGCCGGATATGGTCAGTTCCGTGGCCGCCGGCAGCCCAAGTGCGGTGAATGTGCCCGCCGCTGGCGTACTTGCTCCGACGGTCGCGCCGTTGATGGTGCCCCCGGTAATCGCGACCGCGTTCGCATTCTGCGTCGCAATCGTGCCGAGGCCAAGCGTCGTGCGCTGCGTTGCAGCGTCCGCATCGTCCAGGATCGCCTCGCCGGCGGCCGTTATTGTGACCGCGCTCGCGGCGCCGCCGCTGATCTTCACGAGCCCAGCATACGCCGACACGTCCGCAGCCAGGCCCCCGCGCGTCAGCGGCACCGTCGCGGCAATACTCCACGTCCCCGTCGACAAGATCGGCAGCCCCGTCGAGCTCGCGGTGCTAATGTTCGTGCCGCCCGCCGCGGCATCGATTTTGCCGTTCGCATCCGCATCATACGTGGTCATGCTCATATCGCTTGCGCCCGCCAGAAGCCACTTACTGGCGCCGCTCGAGTACATGAACTGAACCACGGCGTTATCCGGGATCTGGTAATTAACCCCGCTCGGCGTGTAGATGTTGTCCTGGTTGTGCCGCACGGTGATGTCGCGTGCGGCGTTCGCCGGCCGCAACCAGAGGACCTGCCCGTCCGCCACGCCGCTCCAGGTGATCGTGTCGAGGTTGTCGCTGAGATCGCCCTCGCCGTCCACCGTATGATGCATCTGCGTGACCGTGATCGCGCCGCTCGAGACGGTGACCTCTGTCGCCGCCTTCAACATCAGTTCGCTGAACACCCACTGCCCGGTCGCGTTGACGTTCGCGTCTGCGGTGTCCGCAGGACTGGTATAGACGCGCAGCGGATTCCACGCGCCCGTGCCGCCGAGCGCCAGCAAAGCCAGCGCCGCCAGCCCCATGCCTGCAAAAATCTTCAGTCTGTGCCCGCTCAGGTACTCTCTCATGGTGGTGCCAGTCCCGGTGCCGGATTCTTGTTGATCGCGTTGCCACCCCACCCGATGAGCTCGAGGTGATTCCCGATGCTGCTCAGCTCGACCTCGGCGCCGCTGCCGAAGCTGCGCCCGTTGATCGTGATCCCGCTCGTGCGTACCTTCCCCGCATACCCGGTATCGCGCCCGTTGACTACCAGCAGCTCCTCCTGGTCGCCAATCCCCGTAACGGTCAGCGTGATCGCGCTGTACTGCGTATCCAGCACGAATACAGACCGTCCGCTGCCACCCGCGTATGTGGCATCGGCGCTGATCGGGCGGATCGTGGTCTTTACGTGCTCCGTTGCCATCGTTCAGTCAATCCCTGGTGCCGGGTTCAGCATGATCCAGTTGCCGTTCCACGGGATCAGGTGCATCTTGTTCCCGATGCCGCTCAGATTCTGTGCGCCGGAGTTGCCGTTGATCGTCTCGATGCCAGCCGGCGTGATCGCCGCGGTGTTGGTGCCCGCCACGATCACACATACCAGTTCGCCGGCCTTCGCGTGCGCGGCGCTGTATAGGGTCACGGCGTAATTGCCGCTCGTCGTGTTGATACGCACGTTCTTCAGCCCGCCGGCGACCGCCGGCAGCGTCACGGCGGCGGCACCGGTGATATCCTGGTTGGTCCGTGGAATGTCCTCGCTCTCAGGATAGTCCACGTCGGGATCGTACTGCATATCGACGATCTCGACGTCCTGCCACACAATGAGTTTGCTGTCGGCATCGGTGATCTCGAACCAGATACGCACCTTATCTTCCCAGCTCGCCCAATCCGCCGGGATCGTGTCCTTCGGAATGACGAACAGCACTTCGCCGTTCGCCGGCGTCACGCCCGTAAGCGTGCCGGTATCGAGCAGTGTCGGACTCGCGGCGTTCCCGATCGGCAGCCCGTACAAGTTCCATCCGGTCGAGTTGGTGAAATCGTGGTACTTGCTCCGCGCCTGGTCGTCGAAGAACTTCGTCTTGATCTTAATGCTGACGCCCGTCGGGATGCGTGGAGGCAGGCTGCCGCGCGCGTAGTCAACGTCCGTCGGGACAGTCGTGCCGCCGCTGCCGAGCTCGTAATTGCTGCCCTTCAGGTTGTGGTACAGCACGATTTGATAGTCGGCATAATCCGCCATGCGTGCGCCTCTTGCGTCAGCCTGCTCCTGACCTATGCCGCATAAGCCATCCTCGCACTATTGGAACGTGAAACCGCCGGCGACGTCCCAGCGGAACACCGCTACTGGTGAGATGGGTACCGGCGGCACGCCGCCGTCCGTCGGCGAATGCCACCAGCCCCGACTCGCGCAGACCACGCTCGGATGCGGCGGCATCGCGTCGTTAGCATTCAGCAGCGCGGTATCGCGCGCCGCGCTCGCCGCCGCCGGCAACGTGGTCACGAGGTTCCAGCCTGGGACGAGCAGTGCGAGGTCGCCGAGCGCCTCGCCCTCAAACACTGCCGGGCCGAGCGGATCCGGCGGGCCCGGGAAGAAACCCCAGAAGTCCGTCGCGTGCTTGATCCCGGCATACAGATTCTCCTCGCGCCAGTACTGCCGAGCCCTGGCGATATGCGCCTGGTACTGCGGCCCTGGCAACGTCACAACGCTCCCGTACCCCAGCAGTTGATTTGCGCCTTCCGCATGCCAGGTTCCCACCGCCCAATCCGCCTCAGCCTTGGCCACCGCCCCGGCCTCTGTGGGGTCGATCCCATCCCCATGCCGCACCCGCAGCGTGATATCAACCGTCGTTGTCCGGTCTGGGCTCCGCGACCAGCGCAGCAGGTCCAGCAGCTCGTACCGCTGGAATGCCCACTCCGCCGTCATCGGCCAGCGCACGCCTACCGCAATCCAGGTCGTATCCGTGCAATACGCGAGCATGTCGCCCAGCGTCCAGCACGGCGCACAGTCCCCGGTGCCCGGCAACCCCGTCCAATCACCGCCATTGTCAAGGTGATTCACAAATCGCAGATCCTCTCCCCCGCTCTCCACCACGTCCTCGAGGCACTCGTCGAATGCCTCTCGCCAGGTGGCAGTCGACAGGTCTCCGGCAGCCAGGTCCACCGTCAAAAACGCCGGCGGCGGATCCCATTGCCTGGCCAGAGCTCGCTCGAGCAACGCCTGCCGCAGCGCCTCCGCATGAATGTAGATCGGCCAGCCGCGAATGGCCGCCGGATCCACGTCCGGGTGCGCCCAGGCGATCACCGGGTTATCCGGGTCGTCCGAGTGCTCCCAGTCTGTAAACGTGATTGCCACCTACAACCACCTCGGAATATCGAATTCGTACACGTCCTCTGTCACCGTCCCCCCCACGTTGTTCGTCCACTGCCGCCCACCGTACAGCGCCGCCACCGCGCTCTGCGTGCCGGACGGCACAATCGCATCCACCGCGAGCTGCCCGAGGATGATCGTCACGCCCGACGCCGTCGCCGCCCCGCCAAACCCCGCCGCCCCATCGTACACGTCGCCGCGAAAGACCCGCACCGACCCCGCGCCGGGGCTGGAAGGGTGCACGCCGGTGATCCTGACCCGATGCGCACCGCCGCCGGCATCTCCGCCCAGGTCAACCGAGCGCGCCGCCTGCGCCGTCTCGAGCGCCGCCAGGCGCCGCAGCATCTCCTGTCTGTTGTCCGCCGCGTTCATGCCGCCACCGGCCGGTTTCGGCGCAGCTTGATCAAGCTCGCGATCATGCGTCGCAGCTTCTGCGCCTGGCTGACCTTCCCTTCCTCGACCAGGTCGAGGTTATCCGCTGCCTCGACCCGCACCTCGACCTCACCCAGATTCCAGTTCGCGCTCCGCACCAGTTCATTGCCCGACAGCCCCGCATACGTCGGCGCCGGCGTCACCTTCAGCTTCGCCCCGATCGGCACCTCGCTATGCAGGAACGGTAGGTAGAGCTCTACGGTGCTCGCCCGCGTCGCCCGCTGCGAGTACGGCCCCGTGGCCGCGTCCTCCAGCTCATTGTCCACGTTCCGGTAGACCGCCACCGCGGCCGCCTCCTGCACCGTCCAGGTATTGATCGTCGCCCCCGGCAGCGTCGTGTTGTAGCGCCGCGACGGCCGCAGGCTCGGGCAGTTGACCACCCCGTCGCGGTCCGTCGCCACATCCACGGCCAGACTCGACGCCTGCCAGTAGCGCGTCAGCTCGATCTCCGTCGCCGCCGTGAACCGAATATCCGGTGCGCTTGCTGCCGCATTGTACTTCTTGGTCGTTCCCGCCACCGCCGTCGCCAGCGTCACATCCCGCTTCAGCCGAATCGCAACACCCTTCTCGTCCGGGTCGTACCACATCCGCACACCGCCGCTGATCCGTTTCCAGGTCGAGTCGCTCGTATCCAGCAGCGCCAGCGTCTCGCGCGGATCCACCGCCTCGCCGATCTCCGGCGTCGCCGTCACCTCCGCGGCCGTGTGGTATGTGCCAGCCGCACTCCGCCGCGTCGCCAGCTCGCGCATGAGCGGTCGCGGCCGACTGCCTGCAGCCAGCGCTGCCCCGCAGTTATGCGCTGCGTAGTTCGCAACCTGCACGCGATACTCCCAGAAGTAGTCTTTGTCCTCGCTCGATGCAGCCGCCAGCAACGGACTCGCCCCCTGCGTCGAGTACGTGCATTCATGCAGATACCGCTCGCAGATCGCGTACAAAACTGGCGTGACATTGCGTGCGTCGTAGCCGCAACTGATCTCGTACACCTCGTGGTCGTACTGATCCGTCGAGTACGGCCCCGCCGGCCCTGCCCCCAGACTGCCGCTACTCACCTGACCGAGCCGGTAGAACACCTCGAACGTCCCCGAGCCCGTGCTATCGAACACCACCGGCGTGCATGCACCACTGCCGTACCGGAACGCCAGCCGGCAGCCCGCCTGCTTCAGAATCTCGCAGATCGCCGCCAGTGGTCGCACTCCGCGCGCGTCATACGGCCGAATGTCTGCCTCCAGCGCGAGCACCGCGTTGAGCTGCGCATCCGTCAGCGTCCAGGTCGAGCGCTGCATGTATTTGTTGCGGATTTTCAGCACCGCCTTCCGCGCCGTCCACATGATCGCATCCGGCCCGTAGTGAAACTCCGCGTTTGTCGGGTGACAGTTCGGCTTCCCGCCCTCGTTGAAGAACGCCCGCCACCCGATGCTGTCTGCGCTGCGCGGTGAGTTGCACACATCGAGGTCCGCGCTCGATTCCTGCCCATCACATTCGATGTACACCGCATTCTCGTCCGGTTTCTCGATCCACTTCGCCGTGCGCACGTACCCCAGGAATAGCGTCGACACTATCCCGTTCACCGTCAGCGTCACCGTTACGGCCTGATTCTCCAGTTTCTGCGGCGACACCTCCGGGTCCCACAGCACCAGGCTTAGCCCGTTGTAGGCCGGCGCGAAACCGGCCTTGAGGCTCGTCGCGTTCGCGATCGCGCTGCCCCACGGCCCGCTCACGTCCAGCTCCTGCAATGTCCATGGCTCGATCATCGCGCTACTGCACCAGCACGCACTCCAGAACAAACTCGACGTGCGCCGCGCCCAGCGGCGTAATGCGCACGCGCCGCACGCGCACCACCTCGCGCGTCGTTACGGCGCTGCCCCACGGTACCCTGAACACCTGCTGCACCCGCCGCGTCGCATACTCGCGCAGCACCGGCAGGTCCGCGGCGGCGTCCGTTGCAATCCCATAAATCGTACACTCTTCGCCCTCGTACCCATAGTCCTTCACGCGCCACCCTTCGCCGATGCGCGGGTGCGTCTTCACCTTGGCCCCGCCGCCCAGCTCTCCGCGTGTAAAGACGATGCTCACTCACTTCCGCCCTTCCGCACTCACAACTGCGCCGCGCCCACCGGCCGCTCCAACTCGTCCGCCAGCTCTTCCGGGTCCTGCGCCACCACCGTCACCGGCCCGGTGATCGACACCGCACGATTCACCGTCGTGCTATTGTTCGTCGTGGTCGCGCCGCCAGCCTCCGCCGGCCCCGCCACCGCCCCGCCAGCCGCCAGCGCATTCCCCATCGCCGCCAGCCGGTGCTCGCGCATGGCCCGCGCCTGCTCGAGTTCCTCCGCCGTCACCGCGCGCTCAGATTCCGTCGTGTCCCGGCCCGCCCCCATCGCGTAGATCTTCTCTCCCGCCCAGCCGGCAAATCCTGTCTTCTTACTCAGCCACTGACCTGCCGCAAAACCTGCCCCAGCGACAGCCGCTGCAATTCCGACCTGACCCATTAGTTTGCCCCCTGTCCCGACTGCCCCGGCAGCCCGCGCCGCCCCGGCGGTTTTAAGCGCCGCCGCAACGCTGAACAGCGCCGCGCTCATGTCCATGGTCATCTTCACCCCCACGGCGCTGATCCCGAGCGTCGCCAGCCAGTCCCCATTCTCCCGCACCCACCCGACAAACTCGATCGCCTTCTGCGATACTGTGCTGATCGCACCGACCAACTTCTTCGCAAACTCATCCAGTGCCCCGCTGGCCGCCAGTGCCGCCAGCTTCTCCATGATCGCCTCGATCCCCTTCGACGCCTCGGCGCCTGCACCGCCCCCGAAAATTTGGGCCAACATGCTCATCCCTTGAGCCCTTAATTCTGCCAGCTTATCCTTGAGTTCCGCGAGCTGCTTGATCTGCTCGTCGCTCATCTTCATGTGCCGTTTGGTGAGCTCCTCGCGGTATGCCCGGATGCCCTCACGCCCCTGCACCAGCATTGGCAACATCGATGCGCTCATGCGTGCACCGAATAGCGCGGAGACCAATTCCAGCCGCTTCGTGTCGTTCGTGCAGTTCTTCAACCCCTCCGCCACGTCCTCGAGCACGGCGTCCACCGACCGCAGGGTGCCGTCGGCATTCGTCGCCTTGACTCCCAGCTCGGCAAACGCCGCCGCCTGCTGCCCCTCTCCGCGCGCTGCCACTGCGGTGTTCTGTCCGAGCAGAATCAATCCCCGCGTCACATCCGCGAAGCTGCTCTTGTTCAGCGTCGCCTGGAGCTGCAACGCCTGCAACGCCTCCCGGCTCATGCCCGTCTTCGCCGCCGCCTCGTCGATCGCATCCGCATAGTCGATCACGCTCTTAACCAGCATGCCCCCAGCGCCCGCGAACATCATGTTCTGCAGCGTCAGAATCTTCCCCAACGCGCCGGTAATCATGGTGAACGGCGACATCATCGCGCTGCCCATGCGGCCGAACGCCCCGCCAATCGCCCCGCCCATCCCGGCCAGCTTCCCGAGCCGGCCGTCGATGGACTCGAGCAGACCCGCGGCGCCCGCGTCGCGTCCGCGCGTGATGATTTCGACCTCGTCCGCCACGCTCTATTTCCTGCTCTTCGCCGCTTCTTTCGGCTTCGCTTCCGCCTCGCGCTCCGTCTCGCCGCGACCATTCTCGACCCGTAACGGCCGCACCGCCTCGTGCTCCAGCCCGAATCGCTCCACGTCCGCCGCCATCGCGGCCAGCGCCTCGCCGGCAGAATCAAACCAGGCACGCTCGATCACGTTGCGCAGCCGCCGCACGTATGCCCAGCGCCGCTGAAACGACTCCCTCTCTGGCTGCACGTGTTTCATGCTCCGCGCTCCACCCGCTGCTTGAATCTGTCCAGACCTTCCCACTCCGCCCGGCTTCGCGGAATGCACTCGATCTCCAGCTCGTTCATGCGTTTGAGGTCCGCTGTCGGGAGTGGCACCGGCGCCGCATCCAGCAGCAGCAGCATGTCCGCCACCTGGTACGCGCCCCGGCGCACGCCGCGCACGCCGACCCCGTCCGCCAGGCTGGCCGCCACCGCGATGTTCCGCAGCCCCTTGTAGCGCAGCGCTCCCAGTTCTCGCGTCCGTCGCACATGCTGCCTGCACCAGTCTCTCTGCGTCTCGATCTTCACTGGCGCTCCGCATCCTTCGCCTCGTCGGTCGTACCTGCCTGCGCCGCCCCGGCGACCGAGTCCGGCGCCGTCTTCCTCGGCACCACCTCCGGCGCCGCCGCAAACCCCATCACGGCATCGAGCAGCCGCGTCAACGCCCGCTCGTCGCGCACTGTGTTGAGGATCCTCTCCAAGGCGGTCTTCTCCCGATCTGCCGGCTCTATGAGCAACTCACCCAGGAGCTTGCCGAGCGCCACGCGCCGCGCCTCCATCACCCGCGCGAGTCGCTCGAACACCACCGTATTCGGCACTTCGGGTCCCAGTTCGCCGCTGCCAGCCGGCAGCAGATCGTCAAAGATCAGCCCGATCTGGTGCGCCAGTGCCTCCGCTGCATCGCCCGTGCAGCCCGCCTGCAACAGCGCCGCCAGCACTCTGCAGCCCGCCGCCTCGAGCCGTTCCGCCCGCTCCGGCATATCGACGAACATCCGCCGCCGCACCACTGCGATCCACTGCGTGTGCAGCACGATTTCCTGCAGGTAGACATTCGCCTCGGCGCATCGGTCGCTCGAATCCAGGATGCGCAGTTCGCACTCCCGGCCAGCCAGGCGCAGCACCACCGTCTCGCCCTGGATTGCCTCGCTCTTCGCCATGACTATGCCGGTACCTCGAGCTCAAGGTTCGCACTGAATGTCCCCGGCTTCGTGTCCTCGTTGCCGGTCTCCCCCTTATACCGCGTCCAGGCAGCCACCGGGAACGTCACCGTCTTGTCACCCACCCCGGCAACGTCCTTGATCACGACGGCGAGGTTTGTTTCCTTCGTCCCAAACTTGCTCTGGAAATCCACCTCGCTGCGCACCTCGCCCGAAGCGCGCTTGTTGTTCACCGTCGCGATCTTGCGTTTGTCGTCGGCGGGATCGAGATATGCCACGATGTCACACATTAGTTCGTAGCTGAAAAACGTGACCCCGGTAATCCCGCTGATTGTTGCCTTCCAGTACCTTTCGCCTGCCATTGCTGTCCTCTGCTCCTATTCTGTCCACTCCGCCAGGTCAAAGCGCGTCTCCATCACCACGCTCATCACGACCACGGTCGGGAGCTGGTACACCACCTCGAACTCCCGGTACTGCAACCCCATCATCAGCCAGCTCAGGCTCAGCCGGTTGTTCTCCATGTTGTCCATGAAGTCCCACAGCAGCTCCTCTGCCGCCTCGGCTGCGCTTGCCCTGGACCGCACGCTGCGGCACCCGATGATGAAGTGCACCAACACGTTGCTTTGCACCCCGCTGCCCGCCACGTCGCGCCGCCCGCTGGCCACTCGCACGTGTACGCCGCTGCCAGCTCGCGCGACCCGACTCGCTATGTCCTCGGGCTCCTGCCCGTCATACCGCTCCGTCCACTCGATGCCGGTGACCGTCGCCGCCACCGCCTGCGCCGCGCCATTCAATTCTGTGAACGGATTCGCCATTAGCCCCGCGCCTCCCCGCCCACGATCCACTCGCGCAATGTGCGCACGATGTATTCGCCGTCCTCCGGATGCAGCTTGCCTTCCCTGACCGGCAGAAACGGCCGTGCCGGGATCGTCACCTCGTGCTTGCGCACCCACTGCTCGCCGATCCGGAACACCAGCCCGCGCGGCGTCTTCGCCCGGATCACCGCCCCGAACTGATGCACATGCGCGTACGGCACCGCCGTCCCCGCCGCCGCGAAGTTGGCGGCGGACTTCGCATACATCGAGTTGCGCAGGATCGCCCGGTCGATCAGCGTCTTGCCGCCAACCGCCTGCGCGCGGACGCTCTTCGGCCACGGCTCGGGGTACCACCCGCCCATGCGGAAGTTCTTCAGGATCGACTGCCGCAGCCGCGTCGCGATCACGCGGAACGCCGGCGCATTGTCGCGCACCCGCTTCGCCCCGCCACCGAGCGCAGCTCGTATCGCATCAGCGTCTATCCTGATGTGGATCACGCCTGCCGCGCCTCCACTGGGACGCCCCCGGCCTGGTGCGGCAGCGGCACGTCGCACGCCGCAAACGCCTTTGCCAGGCCCCGATTGCACCTATCCAGCTCGCGCGCCACCCGCACCAACTCTGCCACCAGTTCGCTTCGCACCGTCGGCCCCGCCGCCGCCTGCGCCGCGGCCTCTTCGATCACCTGCATATCGCGTGCGGTCAGCATCTTGTCGCGCAGCCTCCATCTATGTCAGAGCACGTCCAGATTGGTCATGCTGTACGTCGTATCATCCACGTCGCCAGTCTCCGTGCCGCCGCCGTCCGCGGGCGTCGTCTCGCCCTCCGCGCTCAGCAGCGCCTTGCCGTCGCTCTTGAACCACGCGATTGCCGCCTTGTATGCCTCCTTGATCTCATCGGGGATCTTGTACGCGCTGTTCTGCGCTCTCCGCAGATGCAGCCGGAACACCACGGCCATGATCGCATGCGGCTTGCCCAGCGCGATGTTCGCGGCCTCCGTGAACATCCCGCCCATGTACGAAATGCACTCATTCTCGGCCGCCACAATCACGTCGTCAACATCCACATCGGCAATGCCATCGTTGTCGCAGTCCGTCAGCTCATCGTACACCGTGTCCGGTATCGGGTCCGGGTGCAGATCGCTCGCCGCTATACCAAACTGACTGGCCATGGTCGCTACTCGCCCCTGTCCGTTTCGTCCACGTCGTCGGTCCCCTTCCGGGGGCGGCTTGGGCCGGCGGCCCACTCGGACCGCCGGCCCCCGCTCACCGAATCACCTCCTTAGCTGAACGCCACGACGAGCCGCACGGCTCCGTCAAGCTTCGTTGTCTTGATGCACTCCCAGTATGCAATGCCAACCTTCTCCACCAGCGGATGCGGGTTGTACGTGTACACCCAGAAGCTCTGACCCTGCTCCTGCATCGTGAACCGCTTGATCAGGCTGGGATCGTCCTGGTTCGCGTTCTGCTGGCACCCATAGATGAGCACGTTCGTGTTCGTCCACATCCGCGCCTTGCTCACCGTCTGGCCCTGCTTGGCGGTATTCGCCAGCGCATAACTGATCTTGCAGTTCGCCGGCACCGCCCCGATCAGCTCCATCACGTCGCTAAACGTGAACGGCTTAACGCCGGTGGTCCGGTCGCCGATGATCTTGGCATGCCATTTGGTCCCCGACCACGCGGCCGAGCCCCACAAGAGCCGCACGTTCTGCACGCCGCCGACCTCGTCAGCAGCCGCCAGCACATAGCCATCGAGCGGCTGCAGCGGATCCGTCGAGCTGTCCCAGGTCACGTTCGTGGCGGCAATGTCGGTCTGCACCTGCGCGATCACCCGCAGCGCCACGCCGCGCCGGATGGCACTCATCAGCCGCGCGATCCGCCGTTGCCGCAACCGGTCACCGGAGTCCCCCGGCGTCCCGTCCGCGGCCACCAGCTCCGCGCGCATGATCGGCGCCTCGAGCCCCCGGAACTGCAGCACGTCGCTGGCCGTCGAGTCCGGGTCGAACCGGATCGTCTGCGGCAGACCGTCCGGCCCCAGGATGTCCTTCTGCACCGCGGCAAATTCGTTCGCCGCGGCGTTGACCACGTAGTCGAACTTCAGTCCGACAGGCACCTCGGGGGCGATAAAGGTCGCCTCCTCGATCAGAGTCTGCAGCCCGCCGTAGCCAACGGCGAACGCCGTCAACCGCTGCTGCGGCACCACCGCCAGAAGCGCGCTCGCCTGGGCCATCGTCATCGCACCCATGCCCGCAAACAGGCAGTTCCGGCTGGGCACGATCGCCCCAGCCCGCGCCGCCGCAAAGTCCGCATTGGGGTCGCTCCGGCCCGGATCACTGTTCGCGTACAGGTCGCGGCCTTGCTGTTCAGCCGCAGCCGCGTCGCCAGCCGCCTTGGCCTCGGCCTCCGCCCTTGCCGCCCCAGCCGCCTCGCCGGGGTCAGCGCCGGCCTTGTCTTCGTTGGCCCGCACCAGCGTCGGACCGCGGAAGCGCTTCGTCAGGATTCTATCGAGATATTCTTGCATGGTCTGTTTCGACCTCCGCTTCTTGCTTTTCCCGTGTCCCATATCTCAGCCCTTCGCGGCCGTCTCTCCAGCCTGCCACGCCAGTTTCGGTATGCAGCCCGGCGTTCAGCCGCCCTTGTGGTTACTCGACCACATACGAAAGGATGAAATCCACTCCGGTGGCGGTATCGATGTTTCCGCCCGTTTTGCCGATCGTGATTGCGGTGTTCGCGTCGCAGGCAACGTACGAAGCCCCGTCCGCCTGCACCGCCGCACCCGCGCCACCCATCGTCAGGACCGTGCTCTGCGTCAGGCTCGCCTGTGCATACGCCACGAGCTTCACGCCACCGGCCCCCTGTGTGCCGAGTACGTCCACTGTCGTCACCGTGCCCGCGGCGCCGCCATACGCGATCGCCTTGCAGTCAACGATCCTGTACGACTTGCCGCTGATCGCTGCCAGCACCTCGTGCCCGGCATTGATCTCCGCAACCGTCACACGATGCCGATGATTGAGGACTACGCTGTTGGCCGCGTAGCTGAGCGCGACCTGCGCCGTTGGCGTGCAGTCGATGGTGGTGACTGTCCCCGCCCCTGTGCCGATGATGATCTTGTCGTCCGCAAACGTAAGACCGCCCAGGGCCGCCAGTTCGGTGTCGCCGATGTCAGCCGCGGTGATGGTGCCGTCCTTGATGTCGGCAGTTACAACCACCGAATCCGCCAGCCCACCCTCGACCACAGCGGCCGCGATCTGCGCAGCCATGGCCGCGTTGTTCGCGCAACCCAACAGGGTCTGAACATTGGCGCTCGGCGTGATACTGCCGTACGTGGCCAAGTCGGCATCGTATGCCTGAATGTCCGTGCCCGGCACCAACGTTAGCGCCGTCCGCATCGCCGCGTAATCCGCGGCCGCGACCAGGCTCTGGCCGTTCGCGCTCGGTGTGACACCAGCCCAAGTTGCTAAGTCAGCATCATACGCCTGCACGTTGGTCCCGATTACCAGCCCGAGAGCCGTCCGCATGGCTGCATAGTCCGCGCACCCGAGCAGGCTCTGCACGTTCGCCGATGGCGTGATACTGCCGTACGTGGCCAAGTCGGCATCGTATGCCTGAATGTCCGTGCCCGGCACCAACGTTAGCGCCGTCCGCATCGCCGCGTAATTCGCGGCCGCGACCAGGCTCTGGCCGTTCGCGCTCGGTGTGACACCAGCCCAAGTTGCTAAGTCAGCATCATACGCCTGCACGTTGGTCCCGATTACCAGCCCGAGAGCCGTCCGCATGGCTGCATAGTCCGCGCACCCGAGCAGGCTCTGCACGTTCGCCGACGGCGTGATACTGCCGTACGTGCTTAAATCCGCGTCGTACGCCTGCACGTTGCTACCGATCGCCAGGCCCAGGTTGGTCCGAGCAGTCGCATAGTCCGCGCTGCCCAGCAGGCTGACCATGTTCACGCTCGAACTGATCACGGAGGCCGTGCCCGACCCCGTGAAATACGGGATTGCGTTCGCAGCACTCGTTAATCCGCCCAGCGCGGCCAGCTCGGCGTCGCCGATGTCAGCCGCCGTGATCGTGCCGTCCTTGATGTCGGCCGTCACAATCTTGGAGTCAGTCAACGCGCCCTCAATGATCGTCACCGCGCCGACCACCTCGAGCGTGCCGGGTACCTTCACATTATCCGTGCCGCCGGCCGCCGCGATCTTCCCTGTGGTCGCATCGGATTGCACCATCGGCGTCTTGTCCGCAGCGCCAGCGCGCTGGATCAAGACCAGCCCCCCGAGCACGAAGGCCAACACCACCACCAGGTTCGCAATCGTCACCGCGGCGCCGTTCAGATACATCCGCATCCGGTTATTCGTGTGATCGTGCCAGAGCTGCCCGTTGACGGGACTGGCAGGATCGCCGGCGAAACTCGGCGGCGACAACTGCCCGGTGTCGGCATCGTAAGCCCCGACCAGAACAGGACTGCACAACTTCACCGCCGGCTCGTCCTCGTCCGCGGCCGCCTCCAGCAGCTCGCCGCACATCCAGTACGCGCCCGGCGAGTTCGGCACAACCCTGCACTTGCCCGTGCCATCCACCTCGGGACAAATAGGATCGCCCTTGTTCCCCGTCCCGTTGATCTTGATCGGAATACTCTCCGCGTAGATGCCCAGGACCGCGATGTTCACCGGGTCCTCGGCCGCGTCGCAGCCGTCGGTGACCACGCCGAACGGCTTGTCCGTGACCGCGTCCACCAGCTCCACGTGGTCCGCGTCCGTCCCCGGGCCGACGAGTCGGAACCGGCTCATGGCCTCGTCGGCCTTCTTGCTGAGCTGACCGCCGGTGGTCAGCACTGTTCTCGTGTCGCTCATTGCTGCTTGCCTTTCTCGCTTTCTGTCGTTACCGCCTCGATTGCCGCGCCCCAGGAGCAGTTGCCGTGCGCCGTCTGGTACGCCCGAGCTCGTACCACGATGTCGCCAACCCCCTGCGGGCCAGCCTCATCGCGACGCAACTCCGGCGCCCGCGGCACCGGCACTGCGGAGGACAGCCGCGCGCCTGCCAGCGGATCCGCCGGCAGCTTGCGCGTTGCCCCGCGCCGGGCGGCAGGCGTGTCGAACCACAGCTTGCTGACCGCGCTGCGGTTCCCCGCTAAGGCTGCGATTGCGTTCTGCCGCGCTTCCGCGGAATCCGCAACCACGCCGTGGAGGATCGCGCGTTCCACGATGGCGCTGTTGCACGCGCACCGCTCATCGGCGAGCTCACGCTCCAGCCGGGCAGCACGGTCAACGGCCGCGTTTGCGGTCTTCGCAGCCGCCTCCAGCGCTCCATGGTCGATCACTCCACCTTCGCCGGCGCGCACTCCCAGTGCGTTGCCGAGGTTAACCACAAGGCGCGACAGCGCCTCGATGTTTGTCATCTGTTCATACAGATCATTCCACTTCTGCCCGAGTATCGCCAGGGCAGCCTCCGAATCCTCCGCCTCTCCCACCAGCTCACCCAGCCTGCCTTCCAGGCCTCGCCACCAGTCCGACGCCTGCCCGCGCCCCTGCTCCGCTGCCACCGCCCCCGTAGCCCCTTGCCCCGTTGCTGCCTGCGCGGTTCCTTCTGCTGCCCGCTTCACGTCCGTCTTCTCCGTTTTGTCCGTTTCGTCCGTTCTCCCACCGCCCCTCGCCGCCGCGTTCGCGAACGGCGCCTGGCCCTCTCGCTTCACCGGGAAGTTGGTCAGCGCCACCGAGCTGATGAAGTGCGGATGGAAAATCCCGTCATCATCGAGCGTCCCATGCTCATAGTTCGAGATGAACTTGTACGCCCGGCTGTCGCGCAGCTCGCTTCCGTCGGCCGTCCACTCCGGCCGAAGCTGCAACTTGCCCGTCTGCGGGTCAATCCGCGCCTGCTTCGCCCATGCCACCGCCGGAGCGGCCGCGCCGTCCGGGCTCTCCTCCGGGTGCCCGACAAAGAACGGAATCCCCGTCCAATCATCCCCATAGCTCGTTGCCACCAGCAGGAAGTTCTCCGCGCACAGCCGAATATCCTCAGCGTCAACCGCCTCCGGCCCGTCCGGGTGCTGCCACTTGCCGGCCCACAGCACGTCGAGCCAGCCGGCCCCATCGAGCGCCACCGCGTTTGGCCGGCCCAGGCGCGCCCGCCTGCTCAGGTCCCGCGCCGCCACTGCGCCCCGCGCACTCCCCCGCGTCACCATCTCGATATCAGCGAAATCCATCGTCCGCGCTCCTCGTCAAATCAGGTTGCCCAGCCCCGTCCGTCCGACGTTCCCGCTAAACCCCTGCAGGGGCATCACTGGCGCCCCATTCTCGGCGTTTACCGGCCAGCCCTGTCCCATCCTGAACCCATTGGCCTCGACCTCGTCGGCGCCCAGCGGAAACACGCTGGTGCGGCATTGGTAGTGGTTCGGCGGATACAGCGAATCCCAGATCGGGTCGTTCGCCGGATAGGCCAGCCCGTCGAGCGGCTCGCAGATCTCGCTGGTGTTATCGTCGAGCACCACATCAAACCCCCACATCGGAAACTCCCGCTGCACGTCGGGGTCGGTGAGCTGCTGGTAGTGTGCCCACTGGTATGCGTTCTGCATCGTCGTGCGCACCACGTTCTCCGCATGCGCCGCGCCCAGCCCGTACCTGTCGGTGAGCGTGCGGATCACCTCGTCTGCCGTCAGTTCCCCGCGCAGCGCTGCGTCGATATCCGTCCAGATCTGACGCAGCGCGCTCTCGCTTGCGATGTCCGCAACCCGGAACCCGAGCGCCTGCGCCCCCTCCCACGTGAGCTGCCCGATCTCGTCCCACTGCATTGCCAGCGGCTGCTCTCGCCAGTACTGCTCCGCCGCCTCGATGGGCTGCGGCGTCATGCCGCCGTCGTCCTCGTCATCCTGGTGCGGACGCCGCAACAGCCAGCGCTGCGCCCGCTTGAGCGCCCCGCCCACCGCGCGCCACGCTGCGCTCGCACGTGCCGCGCTCGCCCGGTTCCGATTGGGTACCTCGCGCCGAATCGGTCGGAAGCCGCGCATCGCCGCCGCGAAAATCGTCTGCGCCAGCGCCTCGCCGAATGCCGTCCTGTCGAGCGGCGTGTTGCGCGCGATCTGATCGACCATCGCCACGTGCGCCGCGCCCTGCATCGCATCGAACATCGGTCGCAGCATGTCTGCATACGCTCTGCCGACGGTCGGCATCGCGTTCGCATACAGCCTGTCCAGGTCCCGACGCGCCTGACGGATGCCACTCGGACGCCGCGCGTGTGCTCGCCGGTGCTCCGCCGCGTGCCGCGCCAGCGCCAGCCCAGGCTGCGCCGCCAACGCCCGCTGCCGCGCTGCCACCGCCGAAGCACCGGCAGAGACAGCCGCTGATGCCGACTCCGCCGCCCCTTCCTCGCCGCCGCCCGCCTCCTCTTCGCCGCCGCCCGCACTGCCGGTCAGGGCCTCGTAGGGATTAACGACCGCCAGGATCTCATCGCCCGAGGCCGCCTCCGGCACGCTGAACCGCTCATGGTAATACGACCGTGGTATCTGCGCCCCGAGGTTCACTCCGGCCTGCAGCACCGCCAGATCGTGCTTGTCATCCTTCCTGTCGCTCTTGCGCGCCTCGAACCATGCCAGCGGCTCGACCTCGGGACCGAACTCGAGCGCAATCGCGTCGCGGTCGATCTGCTCCTGAAACAGGTCGCTGACCCAGTCGCAGTCAGCCTGAATCACGTCCTCGGTATCCTCAGCCTGCGCTCCGCCAGCCAGAGTGCCCGTACCCGACTGCGCCAGCGTGCCCAGATCACCACCCGTCCAGTTGATCGTGATCAGCCGATTCATTAAGTCTAAGAACGGCCGATGGATGTTTGTCGACATAAACCGCTGATCCAGCGTCTCCAGGCTGCCGTCGCCGCTGATCACCGCCACCATGTCCGCAACATACGCGGCCACAGCGTTCTTCAGACTCTCGAACTCCGGCGAGTCGGGCTTGGCTGTCGTTTTGCCGTATACGTTCGGGATGCCCCATTTCTCCAGGATTCGCACCAACTGATGCAGCGGCAGGCGTTTGAACAACACCAGGACCGAGCACGCCTCCATGATCGCGCGCGAGCGTGTCCCGATCAGCCATTGCCCCTCCTCGATGTAATCGCCGGCCAGGCTGCTGTAGTTCGGGTGGAACCTGAACTTGCCCGCGGCGCAACTGAAGTACCAGAGCGGCACGTGTTTCAGCGTCAGCCGCAGACTGCCGCCCGCGCTCCGCGTCCAGACCTTTGCACAGAAGCTGAACTGCTTACCGAGCGCATCGCAGACAAACTCGCCCGCCTGCTGGATCCCGCCGCGCACCTGGGGCAGCACAGCGGACTCCGCGCGCAGGTTGTTGTACAGCTCGCGCAAGAACTCCGCATGCGCCTCAGCCTGCCGCACCTCCGCGCGCGTCAGGTCGTCCGCATTCGGCACCGTCACTTGCCAGCTCCGTAAGACCTTCCTGATCTTCCCGAACCGCTTATCTGCGCGTACGGCCGCGAGCAGATCGTCACCGTGCTCCATGGTATGCCAGATCGGTGCGATGTCGCGGAACTCGCCGCTGTAGAAATCAGACAGATACGTGCCCAGCGTCGCCGGCGTCAGCCCCGCGATCTTGCGCGACGCCCCCGTGCCCGTCGTCTCGATGCGTAGCACCGGATCGAGGCCGACCTCAGCCGCCTGGCTGCGCGCGACATTCCCGACGACGGCGTTGGCAATCGCCGCCAGGCTGGCGTTCTCGCCCGCGCCTCGCGCCCGCTGTCGTGCTCTCCTGGTTCGGGACCTGCTCATGCAGCCTCACGTAACGTGTTGCCATACCGCCAACTGGTATTCATCCGACCCACCCCCTTCCGGCATACTGGTTTGCGTGGGCGCTGAGGATTCTGGCCAGCGGATGCGCGGCGCGCATGCTCGCGGTGGCGATCGCCGCCGCGTCGCGCGGCGCCCAGGCGAACGGCCCGGTCTCGGTCGCGCCCGCATGCAGCGCCAGCGCCAGGGCCCAGAACCGGTCGGCGTGGCCGGCGTCATCCCGGTCAGCGAGGTATCGCACATTCCCCGCCGCCGTGGTGACCTTGCGAATCTTGTGCAGGTCCTCGCGAATCTCGCGGCTCTGCGGAATCCGCACCGTGCGGTCCTGGAAATGCCGCAACATCGGCATGGCCAGTTCTTCTTTCACCGCGCTCGTAAACTGCACCGCCTCAACCCGGTACTGACCAAACTTCCGCTGCGTCTCTTCGGCCAACATCGCCCCGATCCCCGTCGAATCGATGCACGCTCGACGCAGTTGCGGCATGCGCAGGTATTCCGCGAGCGCTTCAAGCTGCGCGTAGAACGGCGTCTTCTCCATCACCTGCACGTCGCGCGTCCAGAACACGTCGCCGACCTTCTCCACCAGCCAGATCACTGATAGGTCGCGCTTCCGCCCAATGTCCATGCCGACGTACAGCGGCCCCGTCTGTTCCGGCCGTTTCGTCAGTTCCGTTTCCGGCGTCTCCACGGCCGCAATCAGGTCGTACGTCAGCAGGCTTGCCGCCTCGTCCACAAATTCGCACATAAACTCCTGGGCCCACCCGTCCGGGTCGATGGCAGACTGAAGCTCGGCGAGGTTTGCATCGAGCCCCGCCGCCTTCGCATCCACAATCGTTACCTTGTGCTTGCTGAACTCGGGATGTTGCTGCCACAACTCGTAGAACATGTTCGCCTGGCCATTCGGCGTGCTCAGCACCGTGAGCCGGTACCCGCGCGTGATCGTCGGCACCAGCGCCCGCCAGATCGCCCGGCTGTCCTCGTGGAACGCGAACTCATCCAGGATCACGTTCATCGAGTAGCCGCGCGCCGTATTCGGATTCGCCGGCAGACCGATGATCCGGTTGCCTTTCGGAAACCGGATCGTCAGCCGCTGAATGTCCGGCGTGAATACATCGCCCTCGACCTCGGCGGCATAGCCCCAGGCGCGAGCATGCTGCTTGGCCTTCTCCATCCACTCGAGCGATTGCCGTTCGCCCGCGCTCAACACCAGCCACGACTCGCCGCGCTCGATCGCGCCCACCACCGCGTCCAGCGCGCTCGTGAAGCTCTTGCCGGTCTGCCGCGCCCACAGCCCCAACCGGAACCGCGCCCCGTCCGCCAGAAAACGCTTCTGGTACGGCAGCAGCGCGTAAACCGGCGCAGCCGGTTCCGGCGCCGCGCCAGCGGCATTCCCCGCGCCAGCGGTATTCCCCGCGCCAGCGGTCCGTTCCGCGCCAGCGGCATTGGTCCTATCCGTCCTATTCTTCCGCCGCACCGTCATACGATGCCCAGTCGTTCTTTGATCCGCCGATTCTTCTCCGCCTCGCTCAGCCCCGTCAGGTCCTCCGGCGCCGGGGTGCGCAGTCGCTCTATCTCCGCATCCCGCGCCGCCAGTTGTTCCTGCAGTACTGCAATCTCCGCGGCATGCCCGGCCTTCATCTGCCCGATCTCCGCGGCCAAGTCCGCCTCGCGCCGCTTCGCCGCCACTGATTCCTGCGCGATCTGGGCCCGGAGGATCGGTGCCAGCGCTCGGGTCACCTGCGCGAGGTCGCCGAAGTCGCTGACCTGGCCGCCCTTCACGCCAGCCCACAGCGCGCGCAGCACCTCCATGGCGGTCAGGTCCGCGACGCTGGTCGGCCCCTGGCCGTCGTTCATGGCCGTCGCCACGGCGCGCAGTTCCGCGGACTCCGCATCATCGCGCTCACGTGCCGTCCGGTAGCGGACGAATTCCGCCGAGCGCTGCCAGGCACTGAGACTCGAGGCGTGCAGTGTCGGTGCGCCGGGGAACTGCCGGCGAATCTCGGCATCGATCTGCGCGTACGTGGCGCCGTCAACCAGCATCCGCGACACCAGCCGCCGCTGCTCAAACGGCATCCCGACCACGTTGTTCCTCTGCCGCCTCACTGCCTCACCGCCTCACAGCGCCCGCTCCCCCCACACGATCTCGACCAGCGCGGTCTCCCGCCGAATCTGGCTCATGCCCGGCGCCGTGATTTTCCAATACGGCTCGCGGCCAGCCCGCACATCCACGATCAGCCCATGCCGCTCGAGGAACCGCGCCTCGTCCATGAGTTCGCCGCGCGTTGTAGCGAGAGCCTCGCAGTTCGGCCACCGGCTCAGGTCCCCAATGCCGCGGCCAGCCGGATACGCGGCGTCGAGATCAGCGAGGATCGCCTGCCGAATCTGGTAGTGACGTTTCTCAGCCATGGCGCCGGCCTCCGGCTTTGCCCAGGTGCTCCGACAGTTCCGCGTCCACGTGCGTCAGGTATTCGTGCGTGTTTTCCTGTGCCTGTTGCAGCCGCGCTATGTCCGCCGTGAAACCGTCGACCTTGCCCTCGATGCGAACGACTGTCGTTTTGATCGCGTCGACGGTAGCGGCCGTCGTGTCCGCACGAGCCTCTTTTCGTTCGAGGATCATCACCCGGCCCTCGATTGTACCGACGCGGTGCTCCTCGAGGTAGTCCACGCGCTGCACGAGGCGCGTCACCCACAGCCTTGTCGCCGCGAGCACCAGCATCCCGACAACCGCCCCGCCCGTTGCGCCACTGACCAGTCCGTCGCCGATGATTGGTGCGATCTGCACGTTGTGCCCTTCCTTGCTGGTGGTGGTCGGACGGCGCGGCGGATCCGCCGTCCAACCGGAAACCATTCGGCGCCATGTGCTCGCCGAACCGGGCAGATTTCACCCACTGCGCTTGACGCCGATCTCCGCCGCCGCGCGGCTCGCCCGGCGCTCCCTCGAGTCCCGCCCCGTATAGGAGACCCGGCATTGTGGGGGTTTCCCGCAGCTCAACCCCCGGCGAACACCTGCCGTTACTCTCGTGCCCTTCTACCTTTGGTGGGGTATCGACTCCTTGTGCGCCTCTTTGCGGCTACTACTCTCCCGGCAGCCCGCTGAGCTTCGCGCCGTGCGCCACATCCACCGGCGTGACGACGGTCTTGCCCTGCGCTGCCGCCGCCGGACCGCAGTAGACCACGACCGTTGCCTGCTCGCACTGCCGCAGCGTCACAATCGGCCCGACCGTGCGGCAGCCCCAGGCCCAGCCGCCGACGACAAGACAGAGGGCCAGCCACGAATTCCGCCTCAGCGTGCATCGGAGTGCAGTACTTTGCCTTTTCACTGGCCCTCTGTGATCTGAATCTCGGCAATCGTGCGCAGCCGGCGCGACACCGCCAGCTCCGCCGGATAGTGCCCCTCGGGCCGGTGCTCCGCCGCCGTCAGGTCGGTCCATACCCCAGCCTGCGTGCACCAGTACCAGTACCGCCCGGAGCACACATCGCTCTCATCATCGGTGAACACGTTCACGAACCGCCGCCCGAGCGTCAGCTTCTGCAGACCCCAGCTCCACAGGTAGTAGACCAGCCGCTCGCGCTCGGGGTAGTCGCGGTCCGCCAGCACATCCTGCCCGCAGAACTCCGCGATTTTCTGCCCGAGCTCGAGCGAACTCGTCGGCCCGCGCTGATCCGGTTGCGGGCGCCGCACCAACAGCCGATCTCCGGGCTGTAGTCGCCGAGCCCAGAATTCGCAGGTTGCCACCGGCGAGGTCATCTCGCCGAGCATCACGGTACTCAAGACGCACATCGCATGCGTGTACCACGCCGCCGCGCGCAGTTCCTCGCACCCCATCAGCGGGCACAGATCGCGCAGCATCCGCCGCTGCGAGCGCTCGATCAGCCACGCCCAGCGTGAGCGCCCGCGACACAGCACCAGGTCGCCAGGCCAGACCACCAACCGGTCGATCATCCTGCTAAACTGATCGACGGTCATCAGCAGCGGCTGCCGTTGTGGATTTGCCGCCATCACGCCTCAGCGCTACCTTATGTCTCGAAAAGCCGCCAGCGCCGGTCCCACTCCCGCCAGCGGCGATGCTCACGGAACCAGAACGCCGAGCACGCGATAAAGCCTCCCAGGACTACCAGCCCGACGTCCTTGATGGTAGGGAGAAGTTGATGCCAGATTGGCTTGTGACGCTCATCCATGATGTTGCGCTCGTCGCCGCTGGCGGTGGCGTCGGCCTGGCGACGACGCTCTGGATCCGCGCGCTTGACCGGCGTGACCGCGATCATGCCCGCAGAATGCAGATTCTGGACGCGCTGCGCGAACGACTCAGGGCCTTGGTCTTCGCGATACACAGCGATCCCCCGACTCCGGCCCCAAAGGTCGCGAAGCTTGCGCTGGCCGTCACAGAGGAGCTCGATAAAGCCAGATCCGCCATTACTTACGAGTTCGGCAAAGGGTTTCCGTGGTCCAGGTTGGCAAATTTCACGCACCGCTTGTATGCCGCCGCCGATGAGGACAGCGGCGCACACTGTAAAGAAGAACTGCGCCGAGAGGCCGACGAGCTGCTTATGTTCATCGAGCTCCTTTTTCATCGCCGTTGACCTCATTCAGTTCGCGCCGCCGGCTCTTCCACGATCACCGCTCGATCAGCCACGCCCACGTTGCGGGCTGACAGTGGCCTGGCGTTGCGGCGCCAGGCCGGGCCCCGCTCGCGCCTGCTTCTTCATTCTTCATCTCGCCGCGCCCGCCAAGGCAGCCCGATCGACCATCATCCGATCTGGCTCCTCGATCACCACCCGCACCAACCGCCCCGGAAGAACATCGCGCGCGGCCGTCTCGAGCACGTCGGCAACCAGGTGCGGCTGCGATACCGGCCCGCCCGGAATCTGCTTGAGTAGCACCGTCCGCAACCGCGATACCGTCCGGATGCGGCTGTACTCGACAACAGGTTTGATCGGTTTTGACATTTGGCGTCACGCGCACATTACGTAATGAAATCATCGCTTGTCACTGGCTTACTATACGGCTTATAATAAGCCCCTGCAAGCGCAATGGATGGCCATTATGCGAATTCCCGGAAGTTCCGCCCCCGTCTCTACTTGGCTTGATTCGGTCCGCTTGCTCGCAACCGCTGGCGTATTAGCATCGCGATAACCGCTTCTTCTCCGCCAGCCTCGTCGGCAAGCGCCTTAACGCCGGCCATCAGGCCGGGGTCTTTAAGTATCCGACACGTCTCGGCCACCACTGCGTCGACTCGCTCTTCCTGATGATCTGGCTCCAACCGGTACATCGTCGTCGCCTCCGCCTTGCCTTTTCTCTGCACACTCTGTGCAAAGAACTCCTCTGCCCTTTCCCGCGACGACCCTCCCAGACTTTGAATCCCGAGTTCCGCTTGTTTGATAGTTCTGGAGCTAAGCCTCAACGCCCGCGCCAACTCCACCCGGCTGAGACCACACGCCTCTCGTCGTCGTCGTAGCGCGAGGCCGTACTGTTTTTTGTCCGAAAAGTTTTCCATTAGGCTTGACAATGGGCTTAACGCGGCTTATTCTAAGCTACATCAGAAGTCAACTTTGTGACCTACTATAGGACGCCAGCGGGACGATGTCAAGACGATCACTTGTCAATCGCCTTAGGTACCACCAACTTCGGAAACAATTCTGCGTTCCACCCCGGACATTCGCCTGGCTCGCTCGCCGCCTCAAAGTCCATCCCTCAATGATTACGCACGTCGCCCAGGGGAATCGGACATCACGCCGGGTCCGCGCGGCCTTTGCGAAGGCCTGCAATATGACATACCAGGAAATGTGGGGATCTAAGTGAAAAGCCGTCATGATCTCCTTGACTCACTGGCTCGACACGAGTTGGCCCTGCAACATCTTTGCCAGCTAACGGAACTGCAGTTGGATGAAGTACACGTCGCACTTTGCGAACTGCGCGCGGCCTGCGGTATCTCGGCCAGACAGATGGAACTCCCGCTGGACGACGCGGAGGTCGCAAGCCCGAGTCCGCGGCGTGCTCGCCGGTAACGGGGTGCATCAATGACCATGGTTGGCATACGCAAAGAGAATCTCATCCGCGGGCTGGCGGCGCTCCAGGGCAGAACCCTGGCGGAGCTCGCGCGCAGGGCCGGCGTGCACCGCTCGGTGTTTTACCGGATTGTCAGGGGCGAACGGACCTCCGCGCGCGTCAACAGATACCTCGCGCGCGAACTCGGGCTGACGGCGGCCGGGCTGCGCTCAACGGTGCGGACTCCGCGCCGGGTACGCCGGCCTTACGCCAGCACTGGCATGCCCGCGGAGGAACGCTCTCGGCGGCATGATCGCAAGTCGGGCCGGGGCGCCCACGGCCCCGACCTGCGACAGGGCAGGGCAGCGGGCGCGCCAGGTGGCGCCGACGATGGAGGATCGGTTTACTGAGTTCAGTGACGCGCGCGTGTGAACAGAGTAGAGGAGAGGAGGAGCCCCCGATGACGACCGTCAACCACCTGGAGCGAGAGCCAGGCCCAGGTCATAGTCCTGGTCCAGTTCGGCGCGGTACAGGGCCATGTGCACGACCTTCATCCGTTGCAGCGGATGGCTGGCTATGCCAAGCGCCGCTCCCGGCGCGTCGGGAAGCGGCAGTTTGTGCACCGCTCCTGGCAGCCGTGCGAGAAGGTCTGAGGTCAGGCACAAGACGGTGTGACAGGCCTCGTCCGGCGCAAATATACCTGGCGCCATCTCCAGCTTACTTCCGACTCCCACGCAGAGGCGCAGCGGACAGCGCGCCCGCAGGCACCACTCGACCCGCTTCAGTACCGGCATGCCGCGGACCTCGGCGAGGCACCGCTCGACGTCAAGTTGCGCCATCAGCGGGAGCATCTCCCGCAGGCCGTCCGCAAACGCGCGCACGCAATCCTCATACACGGTATCCATACGTGTCTCCTCAGTTTGCCCGTCAAGATATCCGCCCGGAGAGTCTCTCGCCAAGGCGCCAGGACGCCAAGGAGTAAAGAGGAGGTGACCGAATCCGGCCGCATTTCGTCTGTAAGGACTACCACCGGCGGGGAACGGCGCCGATACCCCGGCGCAGTAGTCCGGGGACCGAAACTGGCAGCCGGCGCCGCAGCGGCGGAGCCGAACAAGTAGAGGAGAGCCAGATGGGAACCCATACACTCACGTCCGCGGGGAGCCTCAATCCGAAGTGCATCGCCGGCTTCTGCCCGGTCAGTTCTCGAACCGGACGCCCAGCTTCTCCCCGATCTTGCCGAGCATGTTCATCACGCTCAGCAGCTCTTCGGTTGACACGATCGCGCCACAACTCCGGCAGACAATCGCGTTGTGCCGGTACCGTGCGTTCTCGATCTCCAGTTCGGTCATCTCAAACGACTGGTTTCCGCACTTCGGGCAGCATGGAGTAGCCATTGCGTGTTCTCCCCGGGGCGTGTCCTGGCCCACCCAGGCCGCCCCAACTCATACCATAGCGCCAGCACCGCAAGGTAACAGACGATGCTCACGAGAGTGCCCAGCGCGGCCAATCCGCGGCAACACTCAGATCCGCAACGGGAGGGACGCTCGATGATCACCAAGGGTGACGTGGTTCGGCCCACGTGGTGGGAAGCGGCGGTCACGATGGCGCTCCTCGACCAACTGCTCGCGGATTTCGAGCCGGTGGATGAGGAGGACCGTGAGCACGCGCGGATTGCATCGCGCGTTGTTGCCAGATGGTTCCGTGCGCAGCACGCCGAGGCGCAGGCGCAGGCAGGCGAGGTACCCGATGGAGTGACCGCGGCATTGAGACGACTGGCGCACGCCTGGCAAGCAGTCAAGGCCATCGACTGGACTCAGGCCGATCTGACAGCCCGCATGAATGCAGCGGGCCTGGGGTCGCTGATTCTCAAGCGGATCGAAAACCCCGATGTCGCGAGGTGATGTATGACGCCGGAGAAGATCACCGAGTTGCAGGCGCTCGCCGCGACAGATCGTACGGCGGCGGCAAAGGCGCTGCAGGAAATCAGGAATCCCACGGACCTCACCGACCTACGCCTGGCGACGGTGCCGGGGCAGCCCCTGGGGGAGCTGCTGCGCCACGAGCTGGCGGTGCGGGAAATGCTCGCGATCCGCTCCGAAAACGCGCTGCCGCGGATCGGCGATTCATTCGACGTGGCCGCCCTGCGCGAGGCGTACCGCCGCGAAAAAGCAGGCCCGCGAAGGTCCCTGATCCTGAAGGCAATCGAGACACGCGGCAAGGCGCTGAAAGGACTCGCCGCGCTGTGCGCCACCGTACTGGCTGCCTGGCCTCGGTAGGAGGATCCGTCGATGATCGAGATCGTGCGCGAGTTGATTGCGGCCGGTATTGACGATACCGAAGAGGCGGCGCGGCGCGATAGCATCGGCGATTCGCGCCCCGTAGCGGAGCCACCGGTGTTGGTCGGATACCTGTTGGTCGCGCTGGTGACGTTCTGCTGGGGCGTCTGCGTTGGGGTCGGGCTGACCATGTTCTGGCGGAGGTGACTATGTTCCAGGTCGGAGATCGGATTCTCTATCAGACGAAACTGATGATCGAAACGGCGCGCGACCCGCTGCTGGGCGTGATTGCGGAGATCACGCCGGGCGGGTATCGGCTCGAGTCGGGCGACATCATTCCCGCCGAGGCCTCGTACATCCGGCCCGCGGACCCTGTGCCCGCTGCCGCGCCCGCGCCCCCGCCGCCCGCTGCCGCGCCCCCGCCGCCCGCTGCCGCGCCCAG